CACAATTTGGAACAACTGAGGAACCTTTAGATGTTTTAGAAGGAACTTTCCTTACTTCTCAGTTTGTTGTTGATGGATCTCTCGAACAGAGGTTTATTTTGGAAAATGGATCAATTGATTCATCATCTATTGTAGTTTATGTAAAAGGATCAGCAGATCCCGGTCTTGGAAAACAATATAAACAAGTTGATAATATTGTAAATGTTAACTCATCATCTGAAACTTACCTAATTCAGGAGATTCAGGATGAAAGATATGAAATTTTATTTGGTGATGGCATCTTTGGTGCTAAAGTTGAAGATGGTGCTGTAATTACTATTCAGTACATTGTTACTTCAGGTATTGATGGTAATGGCCCATCTATATTCAGTTATGCAGGAAGTCTACAAGATTCTCTTGGAAATATAGTTGTGCCAACAGTAGTTCCAACTATCACAACTATCAATGCTGCAGCAAATGGTGGTGAGATAGAGACTTTAGATTCGATTAAGTATTTTGCACCTAGACTGTATTCTGCACAGTACAGGGCGGTTACGGCTAGAGATTATGAGTCAATAATACAATCCATTTACCCAAACACTGAAAGTGTATCTGTTGTTGGTGGAGAAGAACTTACACCTCCAGAATTTGGAACAGTATTTATTACAATTAAACCTAAAAATGGTGAATATGTATCTGACTTTGATAAAAGAAACATATTAACTAAGTTAAAAAGTTATTCTCTTACTGGTATAAATCAGAAAATAGTTGATCTTCAGGTTCTTTATGTTGAAGTTGATTCCTTTATATACTACAATTCATCACAAGTTGCAAATGTAAATGATTTAAAATCAAAAATTACAACTTCATTGACAACATATTCAAGTTCAGCTGACTTAAATAAATTTGGTGGAAGGTTTAAGTATAGTAAAGTTTTGAATGTGATTGATAATATTGATAAGTCAATTACATCTAACATCACAAGAATTAAGATCAGAAGAAACTTAAATGCACTTGTCAATCAATTTGCTCAATATGAGTTATGTTTCGGTAACAAGTTCAATGTAAAACCTGAAGGATTGAATATTAAGAGTACAGGATTTAGAATTCAAGGAACTGCTGATACAGTCTTTATCACAGATACTCCAAATGCTGATAAGTTGACTGGTATTATATCAATTGTCAAAAAGGATGAAGTAACTGACACTAATATCGTTGTTGTTAAATCAGCAGGAACTGTAGATTATATTAAAGGTGAAGTTAATTTGACAACGATTAATATAGTATCCACTGATAAACCGAATAATATAGTAGAAGTTCAGGCATTCCCAGACTCAAATGATGTCATAGGATTGCAAGATTTGTATCTCGAATTTAACATTCCGAATAGTACTATAAATATGGTTAAAGATACAATAACTTCCGGTGAACAAATTTCTGGTGTTGGATATAGAGTTACATCATCTTATGCAAATGGAGAACTAACAAGGACATAATATGATCGGAACTGGTATTGAAAAGCGTATACAAATACAACAAATAATCGAAAGTCAACTTCCTGAGTTTATTCTCTCAGAAAGTCCAAAGACTGTCGATTTTTTAAAGCAATATTATAGATCACAAGAATATCGTGGTGGTACAGTTGACATTGCAGATAACTTAGATCAATATTTAAAATTGGATAATCTTACACCTGAAGTGGTTGTAGGTGTCACAACTTTAAGTACTGGTATAACTTCTACATCAGATACAATTACTGTATCTACCACAAAGGGGTTTCCAAACGAATATGGACTATTAAAGGTAGATGATGAGATAATTACATACACTGGTTTAACAACTAACACCTTTACAGGATGTGTAAGAGGTTTTAGTGGTATTACATCATATACAGATCCAAACAATCGCGGTGAATTAGTTTTTGAAACTACAACTGCAGGTATTCATACAACTGGTGTAAATGTTAATAATTTAAGTGTTCTATTTTTACAAGAGTTTTACAAGAAAGTCAAATCAACATTAACTCCAGGCCTTGAAGATTCAAGTTTTGTGTCCAATCTTGATGTAAGTAATTTTATAAAGGAATCTAAATCATTATACCAATCGAAAGGAACTGCAGAGTCATTCCGTATTCTTTTTAATGTTTTATTTGGAGTTACTCCTAAGATTGTTGATCTTGAGGAATTTTTAGTTAAACCATCATCTGCAGAATATATTCGTAGAGAGGTTATACTTGCAGAGGTGATTAGTGGTGATCCTAATAAATTAGTTGGACAGACAATTACAAAATCAACTGACTCAGAAACAAAAGCATCAGTATCTGAAGTTGAGGTAGTTGCTCGTAATCGTAAGACATTCTATAAAATAAGTTTATTTGTTGGATTTAATGATAGAACTGGTATTCAGGGTACATTTACGATTCCCGGTAAAACAAAAGTAATTGGAAATGTATCTGTTGGATCTTCTGTAATTACTGTTGATTCAACCGTTGGATTTGGATCTACTGGTATCGCAATATCAGGAATAAACACAATTACATATACTGATAAAACAGTAAACCAATTTTTAAATTGTACTGGTGTATCGACAGCAATATCAACTACTGATGATTTAAGATCTGATGAAAATATATTCGGATATGAAGATGGAGATATAACAAAAAAAGTTGAACTTAGAATTACTGGTGTATTATCTAATTTTGAACTCTTACCAACTGTTGGATCAAGTGTTGCGTCTGAAGGTGAAAGAATAACAGTTAAAAATGTTGGAGAAGTAGTTCCTAACCCTGCAGTTAACAAAACTAAAAAAGAAGTATGGTTTAACTCTTGGATTTACAATACATCATGTACTTTCCAGATTGATACAATTAGTGGATCTACATTTACTTTAAAATCTGGATTTGATAAATCAAACCTCAAAGAGGGAGATACTATTGAGATTATACGAAGAGGAACAGAAATAGTTGATGTTTCCAATGCTACTATACAAACTATAACAGTTACATCTACTTCTAATCAGTTATTTTTAAATAATATTGGAGGATTTACTCCTACAATAGGAATTGATTATAACCTTAGAAGAAAATTAAAAACAGCATCAAGTAGTACTTCTACTCTACAGTTTGGTAATAATGTTATTACTTCTAATGTTCAAAATACTTACAATTTAAATGATACTGAATTTTATGTAGCATCATCTTCAATGCCAGCATATGATATAACTGAAACAGTTGATAAGAGCACTATTAGTGAAGCCAATGGAACTAGATTGCAACAGTTTAGTAATATCACCCAAAAGTATTCAATTATATCTTTCCCACAAGATGTTCCTTTTATAACTGGTGATGCAGTATTTTATAAACCACAAACAACTCGTATTGCAGAATTAACTGAAGATGTATATTATGTTGAAGTTTTGGCAGATAAAAAGCAGATTAAGTTATATTCATCTAGATCATTCATTACAATTGCTGATAATCTAGAACTTACTGCACTACCAGTAGGAAGTGGAGAACAGAGTTTTGTTCTTTTAAGACATAAAAATGAACAAATTGGAGTACAAAAAATATTTAAGAAGTTTCCTGTAGAACCAAATATTAAATCTGGTAAATCTACTGCTACAATTCCGGGTGCAACTGGTATTTTAGTTAATGGTGTTGAGGTTATAAATTATAAATCAGATGATCGAATTTATTACGGCCCATTATTAAAGGTTGATATACTAAATGGTGGATCAAATTTTGACACAATCAATCTTCCTCAAGTTGTAATTCCACAAGTATCATCAGGAACAACTGCATTAGTTCAACCAGTTGTAAAGGGATCTTTACAAGAAGTTATTGTAGATCAACAGAATTTTGATATTGATAAGGTTTTATCAATCACTTTATCTGGTGGAGGTGGATCAGGTGCCTCTCTAAGACCAATAGTAACAAAGAGAGTTAGAGAGATATCTTTTGATGGTAGACAGTCAACTATCGGTGGTGGAGTTAATATTAATACTGATATAATAACAATTAATGGTGGCCATAATTTACTAAGTGGTGAACCTTTAGTTTATGATAGTAATGATAACTCACCATTAGGTGTATCAACAATTCTTGCTGGAATCCATACATCAAATAATGCAGATCAAAATAGATTTTTATCAAATGGATCTGTGTATTATCCAGAAGTTACGGGAATTAGTTCAATTCGATTATTTGAAAGTTTCTCAGATTATAATGCTGGTGTTAATACTGTTGGATTTACTACAGTTAATACTTTAGGAACACATAAATTTAAACTATTAAATCCAAAAAATCATTTAAGATCAGTTGTAGTTGATAATGCAGGATCAGATTATATAAATCGCAAACTAAGTGTTAAACCAGTTGGTATTTCTATAATTGATAATACTATAAAATTTAATAATCATGGATTCATTAGTGGAGATACAATTGAGTATAATTTTGCTGCAGGTGGTTCAATTATATCTGGATTAAGTACATCAAGTCAGTATCGTATAATTAAACTTGATAATAACACATTTAGACTTGCGAGCATATCTAATGATGACTATGTGAGAGGTGATTATGTCAAATTTACAACTACAGGAACAGGTTTACAAGAATTTTCATTCCCTCCTATAGTTCTTACAGTTAATGCTGTATATTCACCTGTTTCAATCGCTCTAACCGAATCCCTTGTAGTAACACCAATTGTTCGTGGATCTATAATTGATAATTATTTGTATGAAAATGGAACAAACTATGGGTCTAGTATATTAAACTTTGAGAAAAAACCAAGTGTTAAAATACAAAATGGTAAAGACGCAGAAGTTGATGTAGTTGTTTCAAACGGTAAGATAATTGCAACTGATGTTAGATTTAGTGGAAAAGAATATTTTTCACCTCCCGACTTAGAAGTTGTTGGAATCGGATCTGGTATTGGTGGTAGATTAAGACCTGTAGTTGAAAACGGTAAGATTACTGATGTTAAAATAATTAATCCCGGTATTGGATATACATCTGCACCTGAAATAATAGTTAAATCTGCTGGTATTGGTCAAATATTTGAACCTTCTGTTAGATCGTTATCAGTTAATAACTTGGAAAGATTCGATGATGAGATTCTACTACAAGAATCACCTACAAATTTACAATATGCTGTTGTAGGATATAATACTTCAATCTACGGAACTGAGTTGGGAGATACTGGTGGAGGACATTCACCAATTATAGGTTGGGCATATGATGGTAATCCAATTTATGGGCCTTACGGATATAGTGATCCAGATAATACAAACTCACCAATTAAAATTTTAAATACAAGTTATACATTAGATACTTCAAATGTAACTAACAGACCATCATTCTCATCAGGATTTTTTGTCGAAGATTACAAATATAGTGATGACGGAGATTTAGATTCAAGCAATGGTAGATTTACAAAAACTCCTGAATATCCAAATGGAGTTTATGCATACTTTGTTGGTATACAAACAGGTGCTCAAGGTAATCAAATTCCTAAATTCCCTTACTTTATCGGAGATACTTATAGATCTGAACCAATTGAAGATAATTTCTTAATGGATCAAAGCACATTTGATTTTAATGGATCAAATATTATCCGAAATACTCTACCATACAAAGTTTCTGACGATACTGCTGATAATGATTTCTTAATTGAATCAAATGAGATTGTTGAACAGAGTGCAATTGTAGAATCAGTAACTAGAGGTAATCTTGAAGGATTCCAAATTGTAGAGGCAGGTAGTGGTTATAAGGTAGGTGATACTTTAAACTTCGATAATCTCAATACCTCTGGTGGGGGAGCCAGTGCTCTTGTATCGCATGTTGAAGGTAAAACTATTACTAGTGTCAATACAAGCATAGAGACCTATACAAATGTCGTATATGTGCGAAAGAACGATAGTAAAGTAACCGCATTTATATCAACATCACATACTCTTTCAAATAATGATACAATTGCAGTTTCTGGATTATCAACAAGTATTCCAAAACTTACTGATTCACATAAAATTGGTGTTTCGTCAGAGAGAGTTGTATTATATAAAGAATTAGGTGCAAATGCTAGTGCTGGTGTTGTAACAGATATCTATGTTTCTAAGATACCAGATGTAGTATCTGCAGGAAGTAGTATTGGTATTGGAACTGAGAGTTTATTAGTTCTTAATACATTCAATGAAAGAGGTATATTAAGAGTCAAGAGAGGTGTTGTGGGTGCTGCTCATACATTATCCACACCAGTCTTTACAGTTCCTGATAGGTTTGATATAGATCTTATTACATCTCCGTTTGAATCTAAGATTAATGATATAGTTTTCTTTAATCCAGAAGAGCAAGTTGGTGTTGGTACAACTGCAGGAGTCGCCATTGGACTAGCAAAATCGTTCACAACTGGTGAAAGATCAAAAGTAATATCTGTTCCTTCAAAGAGTATCTTCATACCTAATCATCCATTTGCTAATAATCAAGAAGTTATTCTTAAAAAACCAACAAGTGCAAATGCAATTTCCTGTGGAACAGGAACAACAACTGCAGTAGCTGCAAGTTTTAACTTACCATTAAGTGGTGACAGTCAAACAGTCTTCATCAAGAATATTTCTAAGGATTTAATTGGTATTTCGACAGTTAGAGGTAGTGAAACAATATTCTTTAAGAATGATGGTACAGATAGTTTTGAATATTCAATCGAATCAAACTTTACTCAAGTATTAGGAAAGGCACAAAAGATTACTGCTCATGTTGCAGTAAGTACATCTCATGATCTTACTAATGGTAGTAATATAGATTTAACATTAGATTCTAATATTTCTGGTGGCACAGGTGTCTCCACTTCAGTTATAGTTAAGTATTCTGCTGCAGAAGATAAGATTTTAATTAATACTGTTATATTACCACAGACAAGCATAGGAAACGATAGTATATTTTTAGCAGATCACGGATATAAAACTGGACAAAAAGTTTATTATGATGGTAAAACTGGTACTGCTACTGGATTGACCACTGCAACTTACTTTGTATACAGATTGGATGATAATACATTCCAATTAGCAGAGACAAGATATGATGTAGTAAATGAACCACCAAAAGTTGTAGGTATTACAACTAACACAGGTGGAACAGATCAAGAATTATCATTAATTAATCCTCCATTAACAGTTGTTAAAAATAATGATTTGGTATTTTATGTTTCAGATTCTTCATTATCTGGATATGACTTTAATTTATACTATGATTCTGATTTCCATAATCAGTTTGTATCGACTGGATCTACTACACCATTTGTATTATCAGGTGTAGGAACTGTTGGTGTTGGAACTACTTCTACAGTTACATTAGCATACTCTGATGCAAATCCAATTAATTTATATTATGCAATTGAAAAATCTGGTTTTATAAGCACATCTGATACTGATGTTAAAGATGGATCTAAGATCGTATATACTGATAGTGATTATGAGGGGTCATACTCAATATTCGGTGTCGGTACAACTTCATTCAATATATCTCTAAATCAAATACCAGAAAGATTATCATATACTGCTTTACAAACGGATAAGTTGTCTTATATTACTAATTCATCACTTGCAAGTGGTGGTGTTGGTAAAATTAATTTGACATCATCAGGACTCGGATATAAGAAGATTCCGGGTATATCAAGTATTACATCTACAAATGGAATTAATGCAAAAATTCTTTCTTTATCTAATAGCATTAATAAAATTAATGATGTTAGAATCCTAGATCCCGGTTTTGAGTATCACTCAGATAAAACACTAAGGCCTGATGCTCGTATATCTCCAACAATAACTTTAATTAACTCTGATG